GAGCTTCAACGCGCTGCTCTTGAAAAGAGAAATATAGATCTTGAGAAGTGTACTGTCCATATTCTTCTGCAGACAGACATTGATTGCATACGCAGGTAGAGTCACATAGACACTGTCCTCCGTCACATCCTGGACATACGCAGCCGGATACTCCACAAAGTGGGCACCCGTCTGCATCGTCTATAAGCTGTTCAACAACAGGAATATCTCCTGCGTCTAAAAGTTCAACAGCTTCAGATTTTCCCGGCATACCAGAATCACTAGGTGCTAGATAAGCACTGATCTGCCAACGCCACTTCTTGTGCATGTCATCACGCTCTGCGAGGAAGTTAAGAACACCTTGCTCGTTGTAGTTAGTTGCAACCTCAATGGCTTGGCCGATAACCGCGATGAGAACATCGTTTGCCGCGTGTAGATCTTGCAGCATAAGCATAGGGTCGTTGTTAACTTCCATATCATGTGTCTGATTAAGATCTATGAAGTCTTGAAGTCTAACGGTGCGTTGTTTCCCATCTTCAACATGAGCTCTGCTAGCGGATCTACTGAGCTATAAACATCCTCGTAGATTTCCTGGAAGAAGTCATGGAACTCTGCAAAGTCACGTCCCTTAACGTTCCAGTGATGGCCATGCGCTTTAAAGTACATAGTAACCGCGCTGCCTAGAACTACGGCAATCGAGCTACTAAGCTCTGATCTGTTGTTGTCTTGATGTTCGTGCATTGCTACGCTCCTTCTTGTAGAGCCGGTGGTAATGGTGGTTCAGTTGGTTCAGTTGGAGCAGGAGCAACGGGTGTCGCATTGTCCAAAATCTGTTGAATCTCCTGAGGGACAGGAGCCGCGGACTCAACCTGTTGCGCTTCACGCACAGACTTCATAACCTCGGGAGCAACTGCGCCAATCATTGCCTGGGTAAGCTCTTGTGAAAGAACACCCTTCTCTACGAGAAGGCGAATAGCAAGTTCGTTTGAGTCTGGAGCGTCAGACGCTGAGAAGCCGTGAGCGCGACGCCATGTCTCGTATGAGACTGCCATCTTGTCAAATCCTGAGTCAGCATCCGCTGCACGGTCATTACGTGTAGCAACCTGTGAAGGATCAAACCAGACGGTAATGCGTGAAACATCTTCCTCGGCAAAGCCTGAAGCAAGGAGCGCAGGGCGTAGGTAGACGACTGTCAATGCATCTGCGATGAGAAGCATCAACGGTTCAATGTGAGACTTATATAGAGCTTCGTCAATTTGAAGCGCGTTAGAGTACTTAACGTTTGCTAGCCCTGTAACGATATCTTTAGGAACGTCAAGTCCCTGGAGGATACGCTCGAGGACGCGATCTGACCGCTCTGCAAGCGCAGGGTCAAATGAGCGTTCAAACTTAAACTGCTTAATTTTGTCGCCAAGCTCTGCAGGTCCACGAATAATAAGTGGAACGACCGCGCTGGCGGAGTCCTCATCACGGATAGGAGTAGTCATCGCATCCATGAGTTGATCTTCAAACTCGTCCGCTGCTTCCTCCGCGGTCATGCCAGGATTCAAATCGTTTTCGTCATCATACGGGTAGTCTGGGTCTGGAGACGCGGCAACGGAGAGACCGTCTGGAAGATAGAGAGCGCCAGCGTTTAGGCGTGAGCGAGCTGTCGCACGAAACGTACGGTTGAGCAAAAGTAGCTCTGAGCAGAGATCAAGTAGACCGCGCAAAGATGAATCAGCCTCTTCAGAGTAACGTGGGTGAGCTCTCCAAATACGACCAACGAACGCTGTGTTGGGAAGCTTAATTCCATTTGCGCCAGAGCGTGAAGAAGAAGTTCCGATAATGTCACGACGTGGAATGATGACATATGAGTTCTTAGAGTCAAGTTGTAGCTCATCTGTGGAGCGAATATCCCAAGATTCTTTAAGTCCTGAGCCTTTGCGCTCTGGGAACTGGACGAGGTAACATTCACCTGAAACAGAAAGATTAAGGGCTGCATCGCGTAAAAGACCAGCTTGTCCGCCGTATGCGGAGTCTAGACGTGCGATTGCGCGCTCTGCCGCTGCCGCAAGACGTGCGTCAATAACATCACTGCTGCGTGCAGGAACTGGACTCTCTGCAGGGTTATCAACAACCGCCGCATAGAGACGAATACGTGAAACTACAGACGCAACGAGGTTAAAGGCATACTTAATTTCGCCGATGGCGTCATAGTACTCCCACGCTTCAGATTGCCAGTCGCTGGATCCGCCGGTGCGACGTTGCTTAAACTTTTCAACTTCGCCCTTGTCGTTAATCTGCAACTGAACTGCCGCGGCTGTAAGAGCGCGAGGAGCAGAGTAAGGAACTGCCTGGGCATAGGTAACACCTTCATAGACTACAGCAGATGGCTGTGGGTTACGAGGCGCCTGTGCGGTGATACGACGAGTACGGGAATTAGAGCCGGAAGGCTTCTTACTATTATCCTTAGAGAATAGTCCCACGTGTTACTCCTCGTCGTTTGCTAACGGAGCACGAGTCATTACTGATCCCAGTGCGCAGTTATAAGTCCTGCTATAGCGGACAGGGTAAATATACACCCAACTAGGATAGTCATACTTGGAAATAGAGCATATAAAAATACGACCGGGAGCGCAACCCATAGCGAGACGCACCAGGAGCAGGTAAAGAGATATCCGATGTGAGAGTTGCTTGGGGACTTTCTATCCCAGATCCAGTCGCGGACTGGAGCTAGTATCTCGTCCAAGACGACGAGCCGTGTCAATCGGTAGACGAATAGGGAGAGGATAATCACGTGCGCAAACGGCATGTGTTCAATCATGTATGTGTCTAGGTTCATTCGGTAGGGTCCTTTACTGAGTCCATTGTTATATAAGGGCTCCAAGATCGCAGTCTGCTGCCGCAGGTTGAACATCCTTGGGTCTTACGAAACGCTATAATCTTCCCTGACTCCATAAGCGCCTGGGAATCCTGTGTCTTACTTCCTGACCAGTTAAAAAGTGAGATTTTCTCGCGAAAGATTAAGCGAGGTCCTTCGTGATGATCCGCTGCTATCATAATGATCTGCTCGTTATAGTCGTTCTCAAGAATCACAACACGAACACGCTCGAAATACTTGTTGCCGTTAGGCACATCAGCACGATTTGTCGTCACCGTCATAAAGTCCTGGACGATACCGGGCGCAACCGCAACTATGGTTGCGGGGAAGAAATCGTGAACGACCTTCATTGTGTAAGCGCCTTATCTACTCTTCGTTTCATCGCGCGATAGGTAACTCCTGAAGCACGGGCTAACTCAGACACGGTAACACCTTTGTTGTAGAGAAGTCCTGCTATATGCGTCAATTCTTGATTCGCGGTGAAAGAAACGGATGAAGGGTTTGTTCGTGCGCGGAAGCGCCGAGCAACGGGTGACAGGCGCGCGATGTGTAACTGCTCATCATGCGGGATACCAGGAGACTTTGGACGCTTACGTCTTGACTTTGATTTAGGTTGAGGCGGGGTAGGGGTCGCGGTGACGAAATCGCACTCAGGCGTATCCTTGATAACCCAACTGCGAATTGTTGAGCGCCGGCGTGGCGGATCAAACGCATCGGCTATGGACTGAAGGGTCCAGCCTGCATCGTTGAGATCTTTAACACGGCGCCAGAGTTGCTCCTTGGAGAGGGAGGCTAGGAAATCGGCTTCGCTCTTTGGTAGATCGGGTGTATGCGCCACGAGAATAATGTATCATCTTTTTCGACGAATGTGTACAAACTGCGCTTATAGTAACGTGTACATACGGAGCAGAAACAGTACCTTTTGGTTAAAATGGCTTGGAGGTGAGAAAGGGTTACGTATAGGGAGAGACCTTCTTGAAAACGTCTCCAACTATTTTTCAAGTTGTGTGTAGAAAGTAAGAAAGACCGACGCTCTGTGTGAGCATCGGCCTTCCTTGTAAAGGAGTTTATAGTACTACGTTGACGTGTACATCTCCTTCAAAGATCTTGATAAAGGTATCAGCGTCAACAGATCCTGTGACGTCCATTCCTTTGTCAGCCTGGAACTCCTTGATTGAAGCTACAGTCTCATCGCCTAGCCAACCATCCTTGTCAGCGTCAGCGTCCTTGTAGCCAAGTTCGATGAGTCGACGTTGCAGATGATGTACTGTCAATGACTTGCGTGCATAGACATTTTTGTATACACAGTTAGCGAGTATGACATCATCGATGTCTTCTCCACTGACTGCTTGGCTAACCTGTGGCTGCTGCACAACTACAGGCTCAGGCATAGGCTCCTCAGGCATAGGCTCCTCAGCAATTACTTGCTCAGGCTCTACGTCAGGAGCTTGTACTTCTTTCTCAACTACTTCTACGGCCTCATCAAGTTCGATGTCAGCCGCATGGTCGATGTTTGTTTCTTCAGTCATGTGAATACTATATTCCTATCCTGTGATTATGACTTGGGGAAATCAGCTATCCAGCGGGTTACCGCAGGCTCGGCTGATGCGCCATCGTAGGCATTGGGACCTAATCCCCATGAACCCCAGTCCTTACCACCATCGGTCATGTAGTAGGCAGCCTTCGCGTTAGCCACTGGGTCTAATAGGTCCGCAGTCTTAGCGATACCTACCTTGTCCTGTAGTTTCGCTAGCCGCTCTACTCCCAAGGTACCAATCATGTTTATTTGGAATAGGCCGTATGAGTTATCGCCAGTGCTGGCGTTCTTGTTATGAGACATGGGATGCCCACGTGATTCCCGCATGGCAACTGCCCATGCAGTCTTGAGAGCCTTGCCCTCAAATCCTGCTGCCGCAAGTAGCTCTACAAGCTCTTGGCTTGTTAGTTCAACCGCGTTCTTATATTTGACTAGTGGGTCTGTCACGATAGGCGCGGCAACCACTAGTTCGCTTTGTGTACTGCTGTCGTCGGCATAGCTGCTCACCATAGTGAGCGAGAATACACCAATTGTTAGTGCCGTAATATAGGCTACGGTCGACATTGCTAATCCACGTAGTGTGAGTTTAGTCAACGCTAGTTCGCCTCCTTTAGGTCGGGGATGGGACAACCCAGCTAGACTTCAGCTGAGCTTCTTGCACCGCTACGCTTCTCAGATTTTCATCTGTCCTCTACCGCTTGCGTAGGGCCGGAGATAAAAAGGGATAACATCGTTAGTCCTTTCGTCTCTCCGTAGTAGGCTGTTTGCCTGGTGGTAACTATACCATATAGACAGCAAAACAGGCACCCGTAGGTGCCTGTCGCCGACTATTTGTTTATACAGTCTGAGCTAGCCCAGCCCAAGCTACCGCAGACAACCCTAGGGCTAAGGCAAGGACGCCTTTATCAGGGGTTAGAAGCGCAGTGAGTATGGCCAGGATAGTTAGGACAGCTGATATAACAGCTGGCCAGATAAGGCTTTGAAACAAGAGTAGTAATCTATCCATTGTTACTTCGCCTTGCGGGTTTTACCCTTAAGTCTATCGGAGGTATTGCGGATAGGAGTTCCTGAATCCGCGATGAGCTTACGAGCCTTACCGTATGTGATTGATAGCTCTTTAGCTACTTCGTCTACAGACTTTCCTGCGCTATACAGCGCGGCTGCTTGGTTTGATGTAACTGTTGATGTTGTCATTGCATTCCTTTCGTAGATACATAATTACACCATGTGATTATGCATTTATTTGAGCAAATAGGACTGCTCAAGATTTCTTTTGTTTTTGTTGCTTTGGTGGGATCTTCCCGTGCTTGTCGCAAAGAGAACGTCCGTCCCATGGACCGCGTGGTTTTACGTTGCTATCGCAGTCGGTTCCGTATCCAGCGGCATCACACTTAATCTTGTTACCTCGAGTGAAGTTATTGACAAGTGAAACTATAGCTCGCTTGATTATGGAGTTGTCTATGACAAAGCCGTTTACCCCGTGACATGACCAACAGAGATACTCGTTCCTACGATGTGATGGGTCGCGGACAGCATTGCCAGCTCCACATTCATCGCAGGGGGTAACTCTCTTTATGACTCTTGTTCTATCTCTGTAATGTTCTGCACAGAGAAGGTTGTCGTCTAGCTCGTAGACAAGTACGTTGGACTCGGTGCAGACAAGACAGGTGCCGTATACGTATACCTGTTCTCGCTGATTTGTTCCTTGCGTCATTTGTCCTCCAGTGTCAGGTAGACTATAATCCTTCTACCTCTACTTGTAAAATTTAGTTCTCGTCCAGATATTCTTGAATTTGTCGAAGGTGCCAGAGCTCAACATTGTCCTTGAACTGTTCCAGTTTTTGCTGGTACTGCCAAGCGCTGGTGCTCAAACGGTACGCTATCATCTCCGCTTCAAGTGGAGACATAGCTTCAATTCTTTTTTCCGTTACTGGCTTGTTCATTTGGGTTCCTTTGGACCTACAACTCCAAGAAGAGATGTTGGCTGGTTCTTGCGAAGTGCGCGAAGGTTACCGAATTCTTCCTTCGCGATGTACTCTGTGTGACGAGACATAATCCATAGAGGAATTGCTCCACCGGCAACAAGGAAGATAGCTGCGAGGAACGCGGCGATACTTGGGTAGATGAAGAACGTGTGAGCTGCATAAGGAATCCAAGCTAAAGCTAGGAGGCGTAGAGCTACTGTGTATCGGCGATACTTATGTCCGCGGAATGTGCTGAGTTTCATGTTAGTCCCTTTCGTCATTTGGCGTACAGGTTAATTATATCAGGATTATCCGAAGATAACGCATAGAGTGAACGCGATTCCTACGCCAACGAATGCTGGCCAAGGTCCATCAGTGGTTAGATTGTCGTTCAACCAGTCTGTGATGGTTCCGAAAAAGTCTGATACTGCATCTAGCGCGTTTCCTAAGTGGTAGCTTATCATTGTGGTTCCTTCCGTCGTTGGGTTGTTGGAATAATTATATCAGGAAGGTTGGGAAAATGTAACTACCTGACGCGGAAGGTGTTTCTAAGACCAGGGATCTTTCGGCCAGCTGGAGACTTAGCCGTAATCTTCCCGCCCACGAATCCAGCGGGTGGTTTGATGAGTAGAGCCGTAAGGGCGTGGACGAGGGCGTCAACGCGGTCAGGTGATTTGCCTTCGCCTGGAATCCACGAGGTCATCTGGGATTCGAGGTCCGCTAGGTAGCCGATGTGGTGAACACGGTTCTGCTCGTAAGCTAGTGTGATAGGCTCGGCTCGAAGGGCTTTGCCGTATTTGGAGTGGACTTCAAGAACCTTTACAGTTGGGTCAATTGTGTTTATGGCGTTGCGAACAAGCGCACCACCTTGGTTTACTTCCGCAATCACGGGGCAACCCCATTTACGAGCCATAGCTACTACCTTGTTTGCCCACACCTCGGGTGAACCTAAGATTGAAGCGTCTTCAAGAACCCAGCTTTGACGTTTATATAAGTCTCTGTCTGCAGTTGAAGCTACAACAACTATGCCGCATTCATCTCGTGGATTTTCAGCTACCGATGGGTCAACACCAATGCAGCGAAGCGGAGCGCCTTGAGGCATAACAAGTTCTCGTGTTCTGTCAATAAGCTCTACAGTCCAAAGAGCTCCTTCAACATCTGAGAGCATCTCGCCGTAAAGTTCCTGCGCAGCTAAACGAGTTCCTTCGTACACACCGAGGATACCGTCCATGTACGCTGCAGAAAGGTTTCCGCTGTTATCCATAGTTGAACCTTTAGTAATAATAACTTTGCCAGGATGTACTTCAGCCTCACGAAGAAGCTCATACAACAACGGCACACGTTTTGGTGTTGTGGTAATCATAATCTTAGGGTTTTGACCAAGACGTGTACCAATACGTAAGTTCTCAAAGGCGGTAAGCCCAGCTCCATCTGGAGTCTGACGCCAGGCGGCAACCTCGTCTCCCCAGGCGTGTGTGAATTGCGGACCACGAAGAGAATCTGGTTCATCAGCTGTGAAGCATGTTGCCGTATTACCGTTAGGCCAAGTTAGTCTTCGCTTAGATGGTTCATACAACGGACGTTCGCTAGGAGGAGTTACATTGATAATTCCAGATTCACCTTCAACGATAACGTCGCGTACGTCAGCAGCTGTACGAGCTACCAACGCGAAACGGCGTTGACCTGTGTTTGTGTATTTAGCTTCTTCTCTTACCCACTCTGAAGCCGTGCGAGTCTTACCAGCACCGCGACCTGCGAGGTACATCCATATATTCCAGTCATCACCTGCAGGACGCTGTTGTTCAGGACGTCCCCAGAAACTCCAGTCCCATTGAAGAGCGTCTGGGTCTAGACCTGCTAGAACTTCAATACGCTCTTCATCGGACATAGCGGCAATGATTTGTGCAAGACTTTTAGCCATGTGTACTATAGTACCTTATAAAAGGAAACGTTATACGGTTACTTCACTACGAACAGTCGAGTACACCTGAGCTACTACCTGTGCCCATACTTGGGGAGTATGCGTAAGTGGTTGATACCCACCTGCTCCTCCAATAAGTACTCGGCCCTTTGCATGTTTGTTAGCAATGTTACCCACGATTTGAGCTGCTGCTCGGTATCCAGGATAATCAAAGTTAAGATTCGACAGAGGGTCGGAGTGATGTGCGTCAGCTCCGGTAGCTAGAAGAATAACATCTGGCTGAATCTCATCCGCAAGCAATTCGATTTCTTGCATTGCATCTAGAAATTCCACGTCTCCAGCTGTATGGTCCAACGCCCAGTTGTACGCTCCGTTTTCTGGCTCACTCTTGAGACCAGTTCCCGGAAAGATTCCACCTTCGTGAATACTTGCCGTAACTATATTTGGGTACGCTCGTAGAATATTTTCTACACCATCACCGTGATGCGCATCCCAATCGATGTACATAGGCTTTAGCCCCGCAGCCATAAATAGCTTTGCGGCTAGTGCCATGTCATTGAATACACAGAACCCAGAGCTACGGTCATACTGCGCATGATGCTTAGCTCCCTGCGGATTGAAAGCTACCTGAGCTTCTCCGCTAAGAATCTTTTCATACAGGCGAATAGTTCCCGCAGCCATTTCAAGAGCTACAGCTCCAAGATGCGGTTGGTCAGGATGCCATTCACCGCTGTGTCCTTTATCTAGAACTTTAGAAATGTACTCATCGCTGTGAACATGATTCAAAAGATCTCTGTCAGACTCAGTTGCAGACGGCGTAATCACTATCGGATCTAAGTTTTCAAGAAACTCAGTTGCAAGCTTAGCACGAATTGGGTTAGTTGGGTGACTACCGTCACCTTCACCTAGCTTCCAATCGAGATAGATATCGTCGTATGCGACGTATAGCTTACTCATTATCAGTCTCGTTTAGAGTTCGTAGGAACGCTTCAAACTCGCCATTACACAGAACATACTTGCTTCGCTTATCGCGAAGAAGAGTGATAGCTTCATCAGCTGTATAACCACTCTGCATAAGAACTAGAGCTGCAGTTAGACCAGAACGGTTTAGCCCAGCTTGGCAACGAATCAAAACTTTTTTGCCAGCTTGCCACTTGCGGCGTGCAAAACCAACCGCACTAGCTAGAGCTTCTCTGTCGATGTGGTCTACGTCTGAGTCATAAAAACCAAATCGCAGTTCCTCAACCATCCAGTCAACTGGATTTGCCCAGGCGTAAAGAGTTACTACCGCGTCAAAATCTTTCTTTGTGATATACTTAGGCGCATTTAGTACTGCAGACTCTTCGATTGTGTCGAGGTCATCAGTTCCGCCTACCCATAAACCTGGCAAGATCTCGCTATGAAGAGGAAAGTCCCAGTCATCAATCTCGTGAGCTGGTGCATATCCTTCGTTTGTTTCAATGAGCTTTGCCATTGTGTTTCTCCTTTTGTCATTTCGTCATTTGATAAAACTATTATATCAGGATAAGTTACTCGTAAGTAACCTACTCTTCTTGTATAAATGTATGAATGTTACCGCCGGAGTAGATGTCATGCTTGATAGCAATTTCTACTGCACGGTAAACAATCTTCTCGGCTTCCTTTGCGTTCTTACACTTTTGATAGTTAAGAGCTTCGAGAACGCCGAGAGCTAAATCCGAACCGCTACCTGAGTGGTAGACATTTCTTTCTTCTCTATCCCATGAGTAGTCTTCGTACACTGGGTAAAGAACTCCATGTATTGAAACAATGAACTCTGAATCATGAGCCGCAGCTTCACCGTCAGCCTTCATGTCGTAACCTGACTCGATAAAAACCTTACGCATAGACGGAATGAAAACTTTTGTCATGAACACGTCTAGGTCTTGTCCAGCTTTAGGGCGAGGAGCTCTCCAACCAAATTGAAGTATGTTTGAGCCGCGTCCTGCACCAGATCCTGCAATTAGAATACCGTTGTTCTCTACAACTTTATGCGTAGCCATCTCTAGATAGCGGCCACTTTCGCCAGACGAACGC